AAAGTAAACTATTGAACGCTAAGTTGTTATTCGCAAACAAATTATTCAGAGCACACAACATGACTAACGAACAAAAAGTCAAAGTGATTGAAACTTTGGATAGAACAAAATCAGTTAGAGAGGTTAAATTGGTATTCTCTACATTAGCAGAGAACTTCAAATATACTTCAACTAACAAAGTGGCTAAAAAAGCAATCAAAGAAGGAATCGCAAGTAAAGTAGTTAAATCTACAAAACCTGCAGCAGCTAAGCAAGTAATTGCAGAATCTGCAGATTTCGCTAATAGATTTAAAAAATTAGCTGGTATTTTAAAGTAATTAAGAAAAATTAAAAAAATAACAAAAATGGACTTAAAAAAATTAATGACCGGAGCAAACCCTCAAAGCATTATGCTTGAGCAAACTCGTGGTTTAAAATCAAAATGGGAAAAGACTGGCCTTTTAGAAGGTGTAAAGTCTGAAACAACTAAGCACGGAATGGCAGTGTTGTTAGAAAACCAAGCAAAACAATTATTGGATGAAGCAACTAAAACTGGTGTAGCTTCAGGTTCAGAAGAGTGGGCTGGTGTAGCATTACCTTTAGTAAGAAGAATTTTTGGTTCAATTGCAGCGAAAGAATTCGTTTCAGTTCAACCAATGAACTTACCTTCAGGTCTTATTTTCTACATGGACTTCAAATACGCTACTGACCAAGCTGGTACTCCATCTTTCTCTGGCTCATCTTTATTTGGTAAAGGTGGTGCTTTCGGTAAAGATTCATTAGATTCTAACGCAACTAAATTGGGTTCTACTCAATTTGCTCAAGAAGGTCTTTACGGAGCAGGTAGATTTGGATACACAATCAACGATTCGTCTGTAGCTTTAGATGCAACTGTAGCATCTGCTTCTTGGGTAGATGTTAACTTTGATGCTGATTTATCAGCTTCTTTAGCAGCAGGTAAAGTAAAGAAAGTTGTTGTAGCAACTCCATCTGATGCAGATTTCAACGGCGTAAGAGCTTTCGAAATTGCACAATCTGGTTCTGCAACTGCAGGATATTTCCCTCAATACACTAAGATTAATGGTTCTAACGTAGAATTCATCGTATCTGGTTCAGCAGGTGGTATTAACGCAGGTGGTGCGACTTTATCTTACCACAAGCAACCAACTGATATCACTAGAGGTGATTTCGAAGATAGAAACGCTGATTTCACACAGAACATCGGTATTCCAGAAATCGAATTAGAATTGAAATCAGAGCCTATCGTTGCTAAGACTAGAAAGTTAAAAGCAGTATGGACTCCTGAATTGGCGCAAGACTTGAACGCTTACCATTCAATCGATGCAGAAGCTGAATTAACTCAAATGTTATCTGAATATATCTCTTTAGAGATTGATTTAGAAATCTTAGAAATGTTACAAGCTAACGCATTCACAACTGATTATTGGTCAGCAAGAGTTGGATACGATTTCAACACAGCTACAAACAGCTTTGAAATCGATTCTTCAGCAGCAGCGGCTTCAGCTTACGTTAAGAGTACTTGGTTTCAAACTTTAGGTATCAAATTACAAAAAGTATCTAATAAGATTCACCAATTGACTATGAGAGGTGGTGCAAACTTTATAGTAGTATCTCCAAACGTAGCAACTATCTTAGAATCAATGAATGGTTTCTCTGCAAATCCTGGTAAAGACGCTTTACAATTTGCTGCAGGTGTAACTAACATTGGTACAATTTCAAATAGATACGAAGTTTACAAAAACCCTTATATGACTGAGAACGTAATCTTATTAGGTTTCAAAGGTTCTAACTTCTTCGAAACAGGAGCAGTTTACGCACCATATGTACCATTGATTATGACTCCATTGGTTTATGACCCAATGAACTTCACTCCGAGAAGAGGTGTGATGACTAGATACGCTAAGAAAATCGTAAGACCAGAATTTTACGGTAAGATTATCGTTGATGGTATCAATACTTTATAATCGTTAGTGATTATTTAATAGAAAAGGGAAGTAAAAATACTTCCCTTTTTTTATTACTAAGATTCATTTATAAATTTTTCACCTATTTTTTATTCTTATATTTATAAGTAAATATAATTCGAATAATATGTCTTTAAATTTAAAATGGGATGGATTCCCAGCTGCTATATCCGGTTCAACTCCATTTGGAATATATGATACCGATGCTCACTTTATAATAGATGGGCCAAAAACTGCTGATTGGTGTGCAAAAAGATTAGGATATCCAATAGTAGATATTGAGCTTATAGATGTTCAATTTTATGCTTGTTTCGAAGAAGCAGTTTCAGAATATTCATCGCAAGTTAACCAATTTAACCTTAGAAACAACTTAGATATCCTAAAAGGACAACCCAAAGAATCAGCAGGTGGTATAGGGAATTATTCTCAAACATTGGTAGAAGGTTCATTTTTACCGACAGCGGTCCGTATGTCTCAACAATATGGCACATTAGCAGGAGTTGGTGGTAATACTGAAATAAAAAGAGGGTATATAGAAACAACAGAATCTGTCCAGCGATATAATTTAATGACTGAGGCTTATGATTTGAGTACATCTGCATCCTTTGCAACCACATACGTTAGTGGTTCTACAATTGATGTAATGAGGGTTTACTATGAAGCAACTCCAGCTATTCAAAGATTTTTTGACCCATATTCAGTAGGTGGTCAAGGTACATTAAACCTTATGGATGAAATGGGGTTTGGTCAATATTCACCCGCAGCACAATTTTTATTGATGCCTATATATGAAGATATATTAAGAATGCAATCTATTGAATTTAATGACCAAATTCGCAAATCACAATATACGTTTAATATAGTTGATAATAAATTAGAAATATTCCCAATACCAACAAATAGAACACCTGAAAGGATATATTTTGATTATATAAGTAGAGATGAATTTGAAGAAGATTCACAAATAATTCAATCAGATGCACTTTCAGATTATTCGGATATACCATATGATTTTATTCTATACTCAAAAATAAATGATGTTGGTAAACAATGGATTAGAAAATATACGCTTGCACTTTCAAAAGAATTGTTAGGTGCTATTAGAGAAAAATACTCATCAGTTCCAATTCCAGATGGTGAAATATCTTTGGATGGAGCAGCATTGAGAGCTGAGGCACAGGTGGAAAAGGATGCTCTTATAACACAATTAAGAGAAAATTTAGAGGAATTAAGTAGAAAAAATGTGATGGAAAATAAAAAGAATGAGGCAGACCATCATCAGGATATGTTAAGAAAAGTACCTTTAAAAATATATGTAGGATAATATGCCAAAGTTCTTATCAGATAGAGATATAGCATTTTTTAGAGGAGTAGCTAGAGAATTAGTAGATGTAGTAATAGAAAACGTTTGCGTTTTATTTAAAATTGATTTAAGAGAAACCAAAGTTAATATTTACGGAGAATCTATGAATAAGTCTTGGCATCCTGGTGTTGAATTGTATGTATTGATTGATAAAGAAACCGAATCTTCTGTATATGAAGGATTTGGTTCAGATACTCAACAAAATATTGTATTCAAATTCGATCGAGAAATGTGTGAAGAAAAAAATACATATCCAGAAATAGGTGATATTATTTATTTTAATGATGGATATTTTGAAATAGATAACACAAATGAAGTTCAGTTTGTTGGTGGTTTACCAGGTCAAACTATTTTTGGAAATGATAAAAATTGGAGTATTGTTTGTTCAACATTTATGGTTTCCAAATCAAATCTTAATATAGAACACAGAGTAAAATAATAAATAAATGTCAGTAAACCCAATAAGACCTGGCAATAATAGGGCCAACGAAATAAAATCTACAAAAGGAGACCTAAAAAGAAGTGTAACTCTTTTTGATATAGATTATGCTATGATGTCTTATTTGGAAGATACTGTTCTTCCAACTTTAAAAGATGCAAATGGTGTAGGAGTTAGAATACCTGTAATTTATGGTAATTCAGAAAGATGGAATGGAGCAAGAAGGCAAGGAGTTTATAGAGATAGTAAAGGTAAAGTTCAATTACCAATAATGATGTTAAGAAGAACATCCATTGCAAAGGATGAAACTATGCCAATGCTAAATAGACACGTTTCATACCCATCTATTACAAAATATTCAAAAGATAATCGATACGATAGATTCACAGCATTAGGAGGCGCAGTTAAACCTAAAAAAGAAATTTTCAATATAACAATGCCCGATTACGTTGAAGTGAACTATGAGTGTATGTGTTGGACATCTTATACAGAACAACTTAATGAAGTAATTGAACATTTAAACTTTACATCATCATATTGGGGAGATAAAGAAAAATATAAATTTAGAACTTCAATTTCTGATTTTAATGTAATAAATGAAGTAGGTGAAGGAGCTGAAAGAATTAATAGAGTTGAGTTTTCTGTAAATGTAAAAGCTTACTTATTACCAGAAAAATTCGATGGAGAACTTACTACTAAAAAATCTATGTCAGTTAAAAGATTAGTTGTATCGGCAGAAGTTGATATGACAAGTGGAAGTAATAGATTAGAGGGATTCCTTACAACACCATCGCCATATTATGATAATAAAGACCTTATTGATTTTTTATCATTAAATAATAGTATGGTTGAAGCTGGAGCAGAAACTACTATATTTTCAAATATTAAATTAATAAAAGCACCTGACCAATTAGCAGGAGTTATCACTGCTGGATTAAATGTTAGCGGTAACTCATACGATATAAAAGTTTATATAAATGGTGTTAGATATTATCAAAATACACATTTTACAGCTACCGTTAGTTCTAATAGTTTATCTTTAACTTTTAATATTGCAAATTTGGGATTTGTGGTTGATAGTAATGATGAAGTTTCTATAACAGGTAAATTTATTAATTTATAATGAAAAGAACTCTTTTAGATATAACTCAAAAAATAAGTAGAAAGCTCAATAATGTTCAATTAATCCCAAAAGATTTAAATAATGAAATATATTGGATATACGAAGCGAGGGGATGGAAATTTGTTGATTTATTAAGAGAAATAGAATATAGAACAACACAAGATAGATTAAGAGTTGTTGTTAATACTCAATTTATATCAACAGAAGATTATATTATAGAACAAACAAGTGATGGTTTATCAATCAAATTTATAAAAAATAATTTTGAATTTGATTTAGATGATGATGATTATATTGAAGTAACAGGTGATATAGAACAATATGCTTAATAGATTTAATTCAAATGCTAAAAAATTAAAAAGGATTGTTTCAAAAATAAATCCTAATAATTTAAATGATGAATTATACATCACAGGCAGCTTATTGAATATAGAACAACCAACTACGAATAAATTTAATTCAACAACAAAATCAAATCCTAATCCTATAAAATTAGTAAATAATAAAAATAGAATTGAATCATTTTATAATGAAATTTTACAATTTAGTGGAAGAATGGTATCTAAAGGTATAGATACATTTGATAATACTGGGTTTGGTACATTAACTATTTATAGTTCATCATTAGATTATGGAACAGAAGGAGCTTCACCGGAAAACTTTGAAATATTAGTATATGGATTACATTTGCCCGGTGAATATACAATTAAAGAGCAAAACGGAAATGTTATAATAACTTTATTAGATAATTATATAGATTACGATTCTGTAACAATAAATGATATTTATGTTATAGGTAAATTTAAATAAAAAAAAAATGGGAATACAAATTACAAACGGATTTACAATAGAAAAAAATAGTAGTGAATACACAAATACTGCTGCAATATATTATGACCCAGGTAATACATCATCGTATCCTGGAACGGGAACAGTATTAACAAATATTGGAACAGATGGTAACGTCGCAGGGACCAGTGGTACATTGAGCGGTGTTGAATATGAAAGT